GCCATGATTCTGTGATGGAATTACACCATAGTCATAAGTACCAGCAGCACCACCAGTGACTTGTGGATTGTGTTGAAACCAATTATATTGAATTACCCTAGAACCACCAGTTCCATCAGAATTAACCGCAAACTCTGGGTCATTTGGATCTATAATAGTATCTACAATTACAACATCAACATTTCTTCCAGTCTGAGTTACAGTTGCAATGCCTGCTTGTGTTGGAATACCATCAGCACCCCAAGCATACCTATTTTGTCCCTCAGTACATCTCAAGAGACCCCAATTTATGTGAGATGAATTTAGTCCTGCACCTTTATCGAAGAAATCTGATTGCTGCTCATAAAGTGGAACCTTTATCTGTTCATCCAACTCCCTTTTATAGTCAATAGCTTCTACTCTATCGTCATTTAGAAGTGTTCCCACCTCTTCTTGACTGAGCATGTAATGTGTACTTCTACTTGCAGGTTTTCTTCCACAACACTCTACACATCTTTCTGGAACTGTGGATGTTCCACCAGAAGTTTCTAAATCATCGTATAGTGACTGGAGACAATGATGATCTTTGGCAACTACAATATATTCTTCCATCAGGTTTCTAATTGAAGGATAGTTAGAGTTACTGTAATATTTTGCGTGCTTCCACTCTTATTGACTGCTTTAGCGTAAATCGTAGTTGTAACAGGATTATCGTCATTAAATCCAATAGTTGCTGGAGTAATTAACTGAGTTTGTGCGCCAGTTGTAATAACTTCAGCAATAACACCAGAACCGTTTGCTGGGTCTGTGTTTATATTTCTACTTGCGTCTGCAGTTCTTGTTGCTGGACTTGTATATAGTGTGACCCAAGCAGCAGCAGAAGTTTGAACTTTATAAAGCGTATATGATTTGAATCCAGCAAACTGAATATTTGCTGCTGCATCATCTGCGATTGAACCTGTTGTCTGTGAGACATCAGTTCTTACTCCAAGTTGATTACTACCAACAAATGTGGAAGTTACTGTACAAATTCCTGTTGGAGTAATTGAAGATACATCGAGATAATCTCCAAAGTTGATAATTCTTGCAGTACCAATTCCAGTTCCATTATCTTGAAGGGTTACATCCGCACCAACACCTGTTAGATTGGATCCATCACCAAAAAGCGTTGTTGCAGTAACAATACCTGCAGTGACAATGCCAACCTGCATATTTGGACTACCTGCAAAGATGGTAGTTCCATTTCCAATAGCATTATAAATTTCTTGAAAATTCTTATTAATCTTATCGGCACCAACAATCAGAGAATCGCCAGTACCATCATTTGGTGTTGTTCCCGTTGATATACCTAGTAGTGCCATTATTTAAAAGTACTTTCTTCTATTTATGAATTCTTATCGAACGTCAATTCTTGATCAAATCTTGTAAGTTCAGAATCAAATCTCTCAGAAATTGAATATGAGAAATTATCTGGAACTGTTGTTGTCACGTTAACATCGACAGGTTGTGCATTGATTGGTGGTCCATCAATTGTAACTACTGGAGCAGTTCCAAATCCAACACCAGGATCAGTAATACTAAATCTAACTACACCCAGACCGCTAGTTATAAGTTGTGCAGTTGCTGCAGCACCAACACCTCCACCACCAGTTATGGTAACTGTTGGAGTAACAGTATATCCTGCACCAGCATTAGTAATTAAAATTTCTTTCAGAGAAGTTACGCCACCTCTAGTTGTTAGGACACCAACAGCAGTTGCGTTATCACCAACTTGACCAGTTGGAGAACTAGTTATTCCAATTGTTGGTACTGAAGTATATCCACTACCATCATTGTTCAGGAATATATTTTTAATATAACCACTTGGTTGAGTACCCTGAATAATTGAAACAGCAGTTGCTGTTCTTCCAACACCAATTAAATTGAGTGTGGTAATATATCCTTCATCTTGAACTTGAGTATCAATAAAGTCGATCGAAGTATCGATAACTTCATCTTCATATTCAAAGAGTTCACATTTAAGTTGATAAACATAATTTTTTCCTAACTGGTAGAAAGGATCTTCATGTTCTACAAACTTAACTTCAAATAATCGTTGTCCAAGTGGGAAGTATATTAAATCACCTTCTCTTGGTCTATTAGGTGTTGGAATTTCACTAGTATCTGTACCATCATCAATACCTGCCATAAATGGCGCAACAAATTCCTCAAATCTTTCTCTTGATATTGTAAGCATCAGTTCATCACGGACGCTTACACCAAATTTAGTTAGAATATCTCCAGCACCAGAATATCCATCGTAATTATTGACATATGCTTCAATAGTATAGTTATCATCAAACTTTGAAGTCTGTACTTCTTCTATTATAGTCTTTCTATTGACAAATTTTCTTGGAATATACGTTACATCTACACCATGAAATTGTAGGTGTTCATTCACTAAATCTTGTATTAGTCTCTGCTCTCCAGCAGTGCCTTGCTGGAAGAAAGGATTAAGTGCCATTATCCAATAAAGTCGAGGGGTGGTAATTCATATTCAGACATCATTCTTGACTTAATGTCTGCAATTTCTGATTCTGCTTGTTGGAGAATTTCTCCTCCATTTAGTTCAATTCCACCAGGAAGTTTAACACCTCTGAACTTGCTAAGATTTCTACCCCACTGTCTCTTTATGAGTGCGGTAAGGTACATCTTCATCCAACTATCATTATATATTTGGGTAAATGATGCGGGATCTAATGCTCTATAGCATTCGATTATAATAAATTCTCCAGCAGGTTGAGATCCCCAATCAATATCTAAGTATAATCTATCTTGTCTTTTATTAAATCTTATCTGCTTATCGGTTGTCAGCAAGAAATCAATGTCCTCAAGATAACTCTTGGTCATTGCATACTGGAGGAGTTCAACTGAGTTAAAGTAATAAAGATCATTCAAAAACAGTTGATACTTGATACTGAACATTCCTCCAGAAATGGAACTAGTATCAAATTTAAAAATCTTTTCAATTCCAATTACAGAATCTGGAACTTGAATATAGTTAGCGGTTTCGTAGAAGTTAAATGTTCTATTGGGAGATACTGACGTATCAGTAGCAGTTGTCTGTACAATTCCTGTACCAGTAGTTCCCTTTGCTTTACCTCTATCTACATCATCTTGTGTAATCTTATATTTAAGATACATCTTTTCAACACCGTCAAAGTGACGTTCGTTGAAATATTGAATGGCATCATCAACTAAGTCGTCAATTTGATCATCATCTACATTGATTTCCAATACAGGAGCACCAAGTTGACGTAAGCAATAATCGATTAGTCCTTGCCTAGTTGATGGTTTTGCCATATTACTTCTCTAATTGTGCCTTTAGTTCAGCGTTTTCTTCAAGTAGTGCATCCATTTGTTCCTGAAAATCTTGAGACATAGTTGCTAACTTTGCCTCAAGAAGAACATTTTGATTGGATACTGCTGCTAATTTAGAATTGTAAATTTTGATGAGAACGTTTACATCCACTTCACTTTGGTTTTCCATTAATTACCTCAGAACGTACCCCCATCCATCGTTGAAGTCCAGTGGGGCTTATTAGTATATATTACTGCAACATTACTTGGAACTGAAGCGAGGTTGGCGATTGCACCACTTTGACCTTCTCTTCTCAAGTTGTTGGAAGTATTGAATGTACCTTCAACACCAATCAAGTTGACAGTGCTGCTATTTGTAACTCCAGATTCAACAACACCATATGCACCAGTGCTATCTTGTCTGACAATATCACCAGTTGCTGCGGTAATATTTGCACCAAGAGTTAAAGTATTCTTAGTGACAGCAGTCAGAACTTGCTTAGAAGTAATAACTGGAGCAGCAGGTGCATTTGTAGATCTTTGAAGACCTGTATCATCAAAGAAGACAACACCACCAGTAGCAAAATCACCAGACTGGTAATAGATACCTTTAATATCAAGGAAACCTTTGGTTCCCGTAACAACGCTATTAGTAATAGAAGCGTCGGGAACATAGGTCCATCTTCTGCTGTCGTCTGCATGAGTTCCATGGTTATCAGCATCTGCTGTACTGACTGCAATGGAACTATCGTCCATACCGAAGAATCCAGTCTTGTTATTGGAAACTCCAGAACTTGTGTTGAATGCGAAGGAAATACCTCTATCAGTATTACTATCGTATCCGTGAGTGATTGTTACTTGATCAGTTGTACTAATGCCAGCAGTTGTGGCATTACTAATAGTAATGACCTTGGTACTAGTATTATATTGGGTGATAGTTGTATTATTGGCAATACCACCTTGTTCTGCAGTGATGGCATCACCAGTATTGATACCTACGACAGAATCCAGAGTCAGTGTTGTAGCACCACTATTGGCATCTGCCATAATGGTTCTGGTACTAGTAGTATCACCAACATGAAGGATTGGATCGTTTAAGGTCTTAGAAGTTGAGTTAACAGTTGTAGTCGTACCATCAACTTGAAGGTTACCTTTAACAATTACAGTACCTTCATTACTCAGACCATCAGGATATGGATCAATATAAAGAGTGTCAGTTCCACCTGCCATTGTGGAGATGACATTATCTTCAATTTTTACCTGATCAAACAGTGCTGGAAATCCACTAACTTGGATACCAGTATTCCAAGTCCACTGTGCGCCAGTTACTTGAACACGATTTGTCCCATTCTCATCATATTCAATCTTAGCATCCTTATCATCACCAAATGATAAGAATGTATCATCAGGAATATGTACCTCACCAGTTCCGTTGGGGTCTAACTTAA